TTGCATACAATATTAATGGCGTTCCTCAACCAACGACCAAAACAACAAGTGGTGGAGATACAGGAGATGCAAGAGAACTTGGTGGAGGTTGGGAAAGTGCGAATATTATTGCCAAGCAAAATGAAGAACCTTTAAAACAAGGTGAGTATATGATTGCTGAAATTATGTTAGCGATATGTAGAATGATTCCTAATTGTCCTGTCAATTCACTTTATACAAGCGATATCGAAATCAACTTTAATAGAACGAATAGAGATAATTTATTCACTAAAGCACAAGTGCTGAAATACTTTATTGATATGGGAATGCCAGAAGAAATAGCATTGAATATGGTTGGAATAAGCGCTAATCCACATGAAGTCGCTATTGCATGGGCTAACAATAGAAAAAGGATAAAACAAGAAACGTTACAGCAAGCACAAATAAGTCAATCAAACAAAGAAACTAAGATTTATGAAAAAGATTAATCATGGCTACAAGAGAAAGTTTAAATCACTTTCTCTTTTTTATAGCATAGCTAGAGAAAGCTATTCAAATCACGCAAATTGCTAGAGAAAGCAAACCATAAATCACGCAACATGGGACAGAGAAGTCTACTTAACAAACGCAGGAGGAATAAAATGAATAAATTAATTAAATTGAATTTGCAATTATTTGCAGAACCTGATGACGGAGGAAATCCAAGTAATAATCCTACACCACCAGAAGAAACTGTTTCTAAAGCAATGTATGACAAATTAGCAACACAATATGCAGAAGCTAAAAAACAGTTAAAAGCAAAACAAACCGATGATGAAAAAGCGTTAGAAGAGCAAAAATTAAAAGATGAAGAATTAGAAGAATTGAGGGCAGAAAAGAAAAAATCAACAATCATCAACGGATTATTGAAGCAAGGCATTGCTGATGAAGATAGCACCAAGATTGCAACAGCCATATTAAAAGGTGATGTTAATGAAATCACTGGGGCAATTACAAATATGCATAAAAACTCAACTACTGATCTTCAAAAACAAATTGACGAATTGAAAGTTACAGGTATTGATGTACCGCAAGGTAGTGGACAATCTAAAGAAATAACTTTAGAAGAATTTTCTAAAATGTCAATTGATGAAAAAATTTCATTAAAGATTAGCAATCCTGACTTATTTAATCAATTAAACAAAAAACATAAAGAAAGATAGGAGGAATATTAAATGCCAAGAACAGGATTAAATAATGGCTTCTATTTTGATAAAGAAGTCTTTGGAGATTACATGCAAGAACAATCTTGCTTGAACAATTTGATTATAGCTTCTGGAATCATTCAATACGATCCTAGAATCGAAGAAATGGTAAGAGGTAAAGGAAATGTTGGAACAATTCCATTTTTCTTACCAGTAGATGGAGAAAGTGATGCGTTAAACGATGATGGAGTAACCAATAATACTCCAACTCCTATAACTGGAAACAAACAAACTTTTATGGCGGTAGCACGTATGAAAGCGTGGTACGAAAATACATATGTACGCTATTTGACTGGTAAGTCTCCATTGCAGAATTTAGCAAATAACCTAGTTGTGCCATATTACACCAACCAATGGGAAAAAGTCTTGTTATCAATTATTAAAGGTATTATGGGTGTAACAGGTATGGCTACTCATGTTACAGACTTAAGCGCTAAACCTGTAACAGCAGATGGGAAAACAACCACAACTGTTACAGATGCTAATAAAATTTCACTGACAACACATATTGACGTTGGCCAAAAAGCATTGGGAGATAAGCGTAGCAATTTTTCATTATTTATCGCCCATTCACAAGTTGTTTCAAACTATAAGAAATTAGAATTGATTGAAAATGTAAAATATTATTCTGATATCTTAGGAAAAGAAATTTCCGTAAATAGAATTGGTAATATGATTGTATTGGAAACTGATACAGGAACAGTTGAAGTAGGAACTGACGGAATTCCTGTATATCATTCTTATATGTTAGGAAGAGGCGTTTTCTTGGGAGCACCAAAACAAGTACATAGACCATATGGTGCGAAATACGATGACGAAGAAAATGGTGGTGTAGAAAAAATTTATACTAAACAAGCAAAAGTCATTCATCCAAACGGTTTTTCTTTAAAAGTTGATAACATTTCAAAAGAATCACCTACAAATGTCGAATTGGAGACTTCAGCTAACTGGGAATTAAAGTTCAACCACAAAAATGTCCCTATTGCCGAAATTATTTCTAATGGATAGAAGGTGTAAATATGTATATCTTATTAGATGGTAAACCTTATTATTATTACGATAAGCGTATTTTCCCATGCTCTATATCAGCCGATTCAATCATTATTGATACAAAAAAACCTTTAAAGAAAAAAGTGGAAATTAAATCAATTTTCACAGAAGATGAAATCAGACATAGATTAAACATCATGATGATAGATGTATGGGATTCAAAGGAACAAAAGGTCATAAAAAAGTCAAATCAAACAATTTCATCTATGATAACAGAATCTGGTAAATAGGTGGTGTTACATATGGAAATTGATACAATTTTCTCAAACGAAATTACCACATTAAAAAATAAATATCCTAACGAAGATATAAATGACAAATTAAAGGACGCTATCAATATCTTTAGAGGATTGAAACAAGATTTAACGATTTCTAAATTTGATGATTATGAAAAGAATTGGATTAAACGTTGTGCTGTCGAACTCATAGAAAGAGGAGAAAAATTAAATCTTTCTTCATATAGCGAAAATGGATATAGCGAGAGTTATTTTACTGATCTTATTTCAGACAGTCTTAAAAGAGAAGTATTTCCAAAATTGAAGGTGTTTTAAATGAGTGTAATTAAGAAAAGAGATGTTTTTCTTGCTAAATGGATTAAAGAAGGATATGACGAAGATGGAAATCAAATTCAGCTATATGAAAAGCCGATTTCTTTGTCTTGTACATTAAATTCTCTTAGTGGTAGCTATGATATTGCTGTTTATGGCGATAAAGTAAAGAATATGTGCAAGACATTGCTAGATTACGATGAATGGATAAATAACATAAAAGAAAAAGATGTTGTTTATCTTTATGGTGCTTCTCCTGAAGGAGAAGATATTTATGGAAGTAATGCTAACTATATTGTTGAGAGTGTATTACCACAAAATTTGAAAATTCTTGTTTATTTTAAGAAGAGAATATAAATGACAAAATATGTTATCAAACGTCCATTATCTCAAAAAGGTGTAGCACAGTTAATAAGGAAATTTGAAGTTATGCAAAAAAATGTTCCAAAACTTGAAGATGAATTTACAAGAAGGTCATTAGATTATATTGAAAAAAGAGCGAGATTCTACATTAGAAAAACAACAGGAAAGAGTTCATGGTACGAACTTACTCACACTTTAGAAAATAGTTGGGTTAAAGATTATTCTTTAAAAACCCTTATCAATAATTGTTGGTATTCAGCAATGGTAGAATTTGGAACAGGAGTAAGAGGTAGTGGAACACATCCAAATCCAAAAAATTATCAATATGATGTGAATGGACATGGAGATAATGGTTGGTATTTCTTTGATGATAAAGGAAATCTTCATTTTACCACAGGAATGATTGCGCATAGATTTATGTATGATGCAATTCAAGATTATGTAACAGGTGGAGAATATAAAAGGATATTTGAAAAGTCTTTTAAAACAGTTATGGGAGGAATGTTGAAATGACAATTTATGATGAAGTTAGAAATGGATTGAAAAATTATTTATCCCAAAATAGTACATATAAGCCTTCTGTAAAACCTTTTGCCAGTGGAAATAGTTTTCCCTATGTTGTTTTTGAAAAGATAAACGACATTGAAAGAGAGAGCGATTCATCAAGAAATACTGTTATTTCCAGTATAGAGTTTGAAATAAATATCTACGCAAAAGATATGTCTATTCAAAATAAAATGCTTGCAGGAAGAAGTATCGCAACAGAAATAGAAGAAAGTATTAAAAGGTATATGGGAGATAGGTTAGGATTTAAAAGAAGTTATGATAGACCTACACCAAATATTGATGAAACTGTTTATCGCATTACAATGCGTTATCAGGTCAAGTTTAATGAAAGAAGAAAATATTTTATATAAAGGGGGAATTACTTATGATGTTTAATGATATTGAAGAAAAACGTGCCCGTCTAGGTATGGGTTCGGCGCTATATTCAACATACTTTAGCACTGATGGAAAATATCAATTTTTAGTTCCAACAGTGGAAACACCATTTATTGGAAGTGATGTTGCAGAGGTGGAAATCAAAGTATCTAGTGCCTCAACCGCTACTAAAATTAATGGTGTTGAAACATTAAATACAGCAGAAACAAATATTTATATGCACAGAGATTGTGCGAGATTATTAGAAAAGTTAAACGGAAAAACCATTGACTTATTGTCTATGGTAGGTGATTTTATAGGTTATAAATATAGCGCAGCGATTACTTATACACCTTCAAATGCTACAATGGATGATGCTTGGCAAGGTACATTAAAATTAACACCAAAAACAAAACCAGTATATGTTGATAATTGCCATGAAATTGTGAAACCGACTGCATTCTTTACAAACAACATTGAAGCGGTTGTTGAGTTAGAAACGACAACAGGGGAACGTGAGCTTATAATTGAAACAAGACCAGAAGATGCGACTATAACAGTAACTAGTGAAAATCCATCAATCGTTACTACTACATATTCTGATGGGAAAGTAACGATTACAGGAAAAGCTAAAGGATCAACTGTTATTACAATTAAAACATCAAAAACAGGATATGCTAGTTGGGAAACAACTGTATTAGTTATTGTTCCTGAAACAATCACAAGTTCAGGAGAATAGTACAAATTTATTTTATTAAGGACTTTGTTTAAATGACAAGTCCTTATTTTTTATACTTAAATATAGGAGGAAATAAAAAAATGCTTAAAGAGAATTTAAGATTTAATAAAAATGATTGGGTTGTTATGCTTACCCGAAAAGCAAAAATTGAAATAGAAAGAGCACAAAGAAAAAAAGCAACAGATGTCGCTAATGATGAATCGGCAATAGAAATTCTTTCAAATTTGGATAGAATGGATGAAATACAAAAAGAATTAGAAAAAATTGAAAAATCAAAGGCAAGTGAAGATGTTAAAGCAAAAAAGAAAATAGAATTAACAAAAGAAATTTTACCACTTACATTAAAAATGGAAGCTACTGAGGTATTTGAAAATGAAATAGATCCTTGCGAAATAATATACATTCTTATTAGAAACAATCCTAAAAACAAGCCATTAACAAAAGAAGAGTTCGAGGCAGGAATGTTTGAACTAGAAGATAAATTAGGATTAATGGATTTTGAAAAGAAAGTCAGAGGTATAGTGGATCAAGTTTTTACGGATATAGAAGAACTGAACAAGTTGATTCAGGACTTCAAAGAACCACAAACAAAAACAGAAGAGAAACAGCCAAGTTAAACTATTCATCTTATGAGGAATATTGTTATGATTATCTTCTCCCAATAGCACTCCAAACTCATATGTCTTTAGATGATTTTTGGTATGGAGAAGAGGAAATGTTAGAAGCTTATATAAAGGCATATTTTAATGGAACTCAATACGAAGCATGGATAAACGGATATTTTACATATATAGCACAGCTTACATCCACTTCTAATACATGGGGTGGAAACAGTGGTAAAAAAGCTAAATATCCACAGTATGCTGAAATAGTAAATAAAGAACAAACAAAAGCCATTGAAACAAGGAACGTTCCAAAAGTTAAAGATGACAATGAATTTTTATCTCAATTTTATTAATGAATTGGGATTTTTATTTTATGTGAAAGGAGGTTTTAACAATGAGTGATTATAACGAAACCGTTGGAGTTCAACTTGAGGATGATTTTTCAAAGCTGGTATCAGAATTAGATGTTGTGCTCGCAAAATTAAATAGACTCAAATCATCTTTAGGTTTGATAAGTAATATAAAAATATCCTCAAGCGGTCTATCTAATATGATTAAACAACTTAAAAAGTTAACAGATATTAATGGAATTGATTTAAAATTAGACAGTTTAAATAAAGCATTAGAAAAGATAAATTCATCAAATATCAAAAACTTACGAGAAGAACTCTCTAGATTAAAAAGAGAATATGGAGATTATGTTTCTATGCTTAATAGGCAAACAGGGAACAAAATCAAAAGATCGAATATTAGAGATACAATTAAGAATAAAAATTACAACTCTGAAGGATTGAGTGATATTCAAGGAACTAGAAGTCAAAACATCACTGAATATATAAGACAAATGAATAACGGATTAGTAGATGTAGATAAAACGTCTCAAAAAACGAAGAAAAGTATTACAAGTATGTTTTCATTAGGTAAGATATATTGGTTTATTAATTATACAAAACAGGCATTTAGAGGTTTGGGAAATATAATTGCATCCGCGATGGACTTTACAGAAACAGAGAACTATTTCTCACGTGCAATGGGGAATATGTACGATAAGGCAATGGCGTTTCAAAATAAATTATCAGATGTATATGGTTTGTCAATGAATACGATGCTAAATGCTCAAGCTACATATAAAAATATGATAGGATCATTAGGTGGTTTGAGTGATGACATGTCATATAAATTATCTGAAACTGTTACTAAAATGACATTAGACTTTTCGTCATTATACAATGTTGATTTTGAAAAAACAGTTGCTAAAATGCAGTCTGCACTAAGTAAACAGGTAAGAAATTGCCCTTTATATGAGGAATCATATAAAGAATCTCTTTTAATTGCTGGAAGCCTAAGTGTTGTAAAAACATATGGTAATCAGCAGGTAAGTATTATTGATTAAGCAAATAATAAGGAGCTATGATTATGAAAAAGGAAATATTTAAACCTGTAAAAGGTTATGAAGGAATTTATGAAATAAGTAATTATGGAAGATGCAGGAGAATTAGTTATAAAATTGATACAGAAGCTAAAATAGCACAATTTGGATTGCCACATTATTTAAAACCTAATTATGGAGAATGGGGACATGTTAGATATGCTCTTAGTGTCAATGGAAAGACTAAGCTAAAATTAGCCCACAGAATGATATTAGAAGCATTTGAAGTTCCTAATCCATTAAACAAACATCATGTAAATCATATAGATAACGATCCAACAAATAATTATATAGAAAATTTAGAATGGTGTACTCATACAGAAAATATACAACATATGATTAAGTGTGGTAGAAAAGTTACATACAAGGGAAAGGATCACAAAGGAAGCAAAGAAGTGCATCAATATGATAAAAATATGAATTTGATCGCTATATATGAATCAAGTGGGGAAGCTAGTCGAAAGACTGGCTTTTTAAGTGGACACATAAGAGAAGCATGTAGAGGAACTTTAAAAACATACAAAGGCTTTATCTGGAAATATGCTTAATTAATAATAAAACTTCAACGACTATCCCATTGAGGTGGTGCAATTCCACAATAGGAGTAGGGCTCAAGCGAGTGGGTGAAAACCCCTTAAATCGAAATGGAGAGCATGAAGAACTCATGAAGATATAGTCTAGACTTATAAGAAATTATAAGAAGTTCATAAGAGAACTGGCTATGTGTAGCGAGCATAGTTGAATTAACGAAGACCAATCCGTAGTGTATCAGGTTATGATATTACTCAAAATGTATTAGGAGCAACTGCACAAGATTTAGGTATTTCTCGTTCTATCTCACAGATGAATGAATTAGAGAAAAGAATGTTAATCATTCTAACTTTAATAAACCAAATGAGAAACAGTGGAGCAATGTCGGATTTCTCAAGGACAATCGAACAACCTAGCAATCAATTAAGAATTTTGCAAGAGCAATTAATAGAAGTGGGGCGTTGGATAGGTTCGGTGTTTTATGGTGTTATAGGACAAGTTTTGCCTTATATAAACGGTTTTGTAATGGCTATTAAAGAGCTTATCAAACAATTTGCATTATTTGTCGGATATGAAGTTCCTAATTCAAGCGGAGAGACAAAAACAATATTAGATCAGTTAGGCGACAGTACAGAAGATGTCAATTCAGGCATTAAGGATACTGGAGGAAATATTGATAAGAATATTAAGAAAGCAAAAGAATGGAAAAATGTTCTTATGAGTTTTGATGTTGCAAATGTTCTTCCTTCACAATCCGATACTAATACCAATTCAAATAAAAATAAAGTTAGCGGAACAGGTGGAATGACTGTTGATCCAAAGATTTTAGATGCCTTAAAGAATTATGATTATATCTTTGGTAATGTGCGTATGAAAGCGACACAAATTAGAGACACCTTACTTAAATGGGCTGATATTGCAAAGAAAGCATTTAAAAATGAGATATTTGTACCATTGCAAAATAGCTGGAATAAATATGGACCTTCAATAGAAAAGAAGTTTAGTAAGGCATTTGATAACATGAAATCTATTGCAAGTGGAATATTTAATGTTGTTGAAGAAAAATGGCGACCATTTTTCCAAACAGCTAGTGATTTATTCTTTAGTTTGGTAGATACAGCTTCATATGTTTTTGATGCAGTATCGAGTTTATTAAAAGATGTTTGGAATATTGGTGGAAAGGTATTATTAGAGGGAATATTTGATTTAATGACAGGATTATTAGACCTTGCTAAATCAATAAATGATAATTTTGTTAAACCTCTCATTCCATTATTGAAAGATACGTTAGGAACACTATTATCAACGACATTAGGAACATTATTTAATTTAGTAGGAAGATTAATAAGTATTTTAGGTAAGCTGATGACAGTTTTTTCTAAAAACAAGACAGCAGTTAGAATATTCTCTACAACAATGGGCGTAATGTGGGGCGTTATGAAAGTAGGAAATGTTGTTAGATTTTGGAACTCATTTAAGGATGGAACAACAACTATTCAAAAAATAACAAGACTATTTGTAGAACATACCAAGATTGGAGAAAAACTATTTATCAAATATGTTAACGGAGAAACTAAGTTCAAAAATCTTCGCCAAGCATGGAAAGGCGGAGTCAATGTAATAAAGTTATTATTTACAAACATGGCACAAGCTACAACTAAATTCAAAGCGTATGATTTGGCAATGAAAAGTGGGAAATATTCCACAGAAGGTCTGACATTATCGCAAAAGATATGTGCAGGTGCTACAAAACTATTAAAAGGCGCTTTAACTTTTTTATCTAATCATCCATTAGTTGCTGTTGTTACAGCAATCGGACTTGTTGTAACCGCATTAGGCATTTTCTCTAAAAAGCAAAAAGAATCGAAGAGATCAATCGAAGATTGTTCACAAGAAATTCAAGATCAATACAACGATATGAAAGACCTAACACAAGCTACAAAAGATGCTATAGATAGTGCTAAAGATAGTATAGGAGAAACTGAAGGTAAAATATCGTTGTTTGGTAAGTTAAGAGGACAGTTGGAAGGTTTAGTCGATGAAAAGGGTTATGTTAAAAATATGGAGTCTGCTAAAATATTAATGGATGAAATAAACAACATAATGCCTGATACAGTCAAATTAACCAAAGACGGAAAAATTCAATGGCAAAAGAGTGATAAAGAAATAAATAAAAATATTGAATCTATGAGAAAATTAGCTAAACAACAAGCCTATCAAGAAGCCTATGTCGAAGCAATTAAAAATAGAATTAAAGCTGAACAAAAACTAAATGAGTATAAGGAGAAACAAGCTAAATTGGAGAAAGATGCTTCTGAACAATATCGAATTTATTTGGATAATTACAAAGAAGGACGAGATGGTATTAAAATGACGTTTGAGCAATTTACAGCTGGTAATAAAGAATTGCAAGACAATAAAACTTTGGTTGAAAAATCGCAAGAAGAAGTAAATAAACTCTACAAAAGTGAAAAGGATTTAGGAAATACACTTGATGAATTGGCTGGTGTAACTTCTGATGTCAACAAAGAAACAAAAGAGTTAAAAGAAACAACAAAAGAAGCATATAAGAATTTAAGTAAGAATGGCAGAGAAAATGTCGCTAAAACTATAAAAAGTTTAGATGACTATAACAAAAAGATGAACAAAATTGGAAAGAACAATAAGAAATTTTCCAAAGAAGAAGTAAAAGAAATCAAAAACACAAGAACTAAGCTAATTAAGCAGTACAAGCTCATGGTTAAAGATTATGGTTTAAAATATGATGATATTTTAGACCTAATTCAATCCCAAGGTGTTAAGTTATCGAGTGAAGAAGAAGCTATTCTAAAAGACATATGTGATGCTTACGAATCTGGTGGAGAAGAAAGCGGAGATGAATTTGTTACTAATCTTCTAGAACAAATAAAATCGAGCAAGACTGGTTTAATAGGTGTAATGAATGATAACCTAACCGATATGAACGATGTCATTTCAGATAAACCAATTAATGTTAAGACAGAAGTTGAGAGTGCAGTATCTAAGGCACAGCAAGCGATAAGCGATGCTACAAATGCTATTAAAGACAATCCTGTCAAAATTAAGTCATCTGTTGCTAGTATAGTAACCAAAGCTCAAAATATGGTTATAGAAGCAGGGAAAAAGGTAGGTTCTATTAAAGTGCAAGCGAAAGTTTCTGCAAATCAAAAATCACTTGAGGAAACAGTCAAAAAAATAAAGAACAGTTTCTCTAATAGTTTAAGTTATAAATTTGCGTTGTCTGAAAAAGGAAAAAAACAGGAACAAGATGTAGCGTGGTTAAAAGCAATACCTTACGCTACTGGAGGCTTCCCAAATGTGGGACAAATGTTTATCGCAAGAGAAAACGGTATCCCAGAGTTAGTTGGTTCTATGGGTGGAAGGAATGCAGTTGCTAATAATATGCAGATTGAAGCAGGTATAGAGGCAGCCGCTTATAACGGGTTCATAAGAGCCATAAGAGAAGCAGGAGGACTTGTTAGTCAAGGTAGAAATGGAGATTTGCATGTCTATATTCAAGACGAAAATGGAAGGACAAGAATTGAAAAGATTATAAAAGATTACAACAACTACATGACAAGCACAGGTGGGAAAGGTGGTTTTAAGGTATGACAATGGTAGATAATGTTTTATGGATTGATGGAAAGAAATTAAAAGACCCTACAACTGTTAATATATCTAGAAATAAGATTTGGTCTCAAAATAGTGGAAGAACAAAATCAGGAACTTTCACAGGGGATATTGTGTGCATGAAATGGAGAGTAGATGTTACATGGAACGCATTGACAGAGAGTGAAGTTGAAACCATTTTAGAAAAACTAGAACCACCTTTTATAAATGTACGATTTAAAAATCCAAGAAAAAATAATTTTGAAACTATCAAATGCTATGGCGGGGATGAAACTATGCCAGTATACAATTATGCTATTGAAAAATCTGTATATGAAAGTTTGACAGTTTCTTTGGTACAGAAATGATTGAAACATCACAAGCATTTAAAACAGCAGTAGCAAAAGATGGTCGTACATTTAGAGCGAAAGTAGTTATTAATGGTGTGGAATATACAAATTTAAGAGAATGTAAAATAAACAAATCTTGTGAACCAAATGAGACACTCTCGTTTGGTTCAACGTTTTCTTCCTACATAACCATAACGATAGCAGATTTCCCTAAAAATATTCATATTGATAAAAAGAAAGTTACTTTCTATGTTGGATTGAAAATAAATCCTGATTTAGATAAGTTTGACGATTTAGATGCGTATGAGTGGATAAAGTTAGGAGTTTTTAATATAACAAATCCACAATATGTAGATGATGATGTAAAATTTATTGCTTATGATAATTTCTATTTATGCGAAAAAATATTTGCAACCAATTTAGGAAACACCGCAAAAATATCTGACATATTAACAGAACAGTGTAATAAACTAGGAATTAATTATATTTTAAATAAAGAAATATTTTTTGGTTTAGATGATACATATGATACAACATGGTTAAATGGTTTAACTATAAGAGAAGCAATAAGTTATCTATCTTCTTATGTTTTAACAAATGCTATTTTTGATGAAAATGGAAACTTAAAACTAATAAGAGCTACTGATGTAAATTATGTTATCAGTGATGAAAAGTATACAGCACCTTTAAATATTGGAGAAAGAGATATTATCATTGATAGAATTGAGTGCATGTCAAAGTTAAGAAAAATAGATAAAGATGAGAATGGTAAAAAAATAACAGTACATGAGGATTTTCCGAATTTTATAGGGGCAGATTCTAAAGAAAATGTTATTTCATTTTCTAATCCATATTACAAAATAAGAGATAATATTTCTTTGTGGCTGAACAATTTGAATAATTTGAGATTTAGAAGCTGTGAATTAAATTGGCAGATTGCTGATCCAAGAATACAAATAGGAGATATAATAGCTGTTAAAGGAGGAAATAGTTATTATCCTATAATGGTTATGGATTTAGAACTTGAAATTGATGGAGGGTGCTTTGGTACTATAAAATCAAAATTCGTATCTAAAGATAGCGAGAATAGTTTCAAGGGTTCTTTAGCAGAACAAGTGGATAGATTATATACAGATGTCGGAACATTTAAAAGTGTAATGGTAGATACTATTGATGCGTTTACAGGAAACTTTAAGACAATAGACACAAGCATATTGAATGTAAGCGAAGAACTAAATGCTTTGAATGCTAAAATAGATAATTTAGATGTTGATAATCTAGATGTAAAATATGCAAAAATAGATATGTCTAATGTCGGTATTGAAAATGTTGGTAGATTATTTGCGGATGTCGGACTTCTTAAAGATGTGAATATTGTTAATGGAAGTGTAACAGGTGTCTTAAATGGTGTTCGTATTAATGGAGACTTAATTGTAGCTAATACATTAAAAGTTAAAGATTTATTATTAGAAGGACAGGATGGGCTGATATATCAAATCAATGCTCTAGCAAGCGGTCTTACTCAAACTGAATTAAGTAAAGAAATCTATCAGCAAAAACTAAATGGAACAGATATAGTCGCCAACAGCATTACAGGAAATCAGATTGCAGGAAAAACAATTACTGCAAAGGAGATAGATGTATTTGATTTATTCGCTCAAAATATAACCGCTACTGGTACGATTACAGGTTTAGCTTTTAAAGGTGGAAGTATAAACATTAATGATGTGTTCACAGTAAATAGTGCAGGATATGTTAAGGCTTCAAGTGGAAGAATTGGTAATTTTAATCTTACACAGAACTATATTAGTTCATCATTTAAAACAGAATACGGTGTTGAGTGGTCTAATGAAGTTTTAAAATTAGATAGTGGTAAAATACATTTTGATTACAACAACAATTTTTATAGAAATACAACTGCAACCGATTTAGTTAAATATCTAGAAATTAATGGGGATGAAATATTGTTCCATTGTTCCAAAGAGGATGGTGTTTCTAAAACAACATCAGCTCAAATCATTTTACAAAGTGATAGTTCAAATCTCGATTCACATTTGTTAATAACATGTAGCAGAGGAAGAATATTTACAGATTGTAATTTTATCAGCAATAAAAACATTATTACAGGAATTGATAAAATTTCATCTGTTGATGGTGTAGCAGGAGTTGCTCTAAGTCAAAACGGAAATATGTATTTAACAAGTGATACTTCTCCATCATTATTCTTCTATAATGGTAATTCAACAACATATACACATTTAATACAGGCACAATCAGATCAATTCTATATATCTAAAACAACAACAATCAATGGATCAATTCATATCAAAAATAATAGTGCTTTATGGTCTAAAAATACATCTGGCTCAAATAAACAGTTAATAGGAATATCTTCTAGCAATAATCTTTTCATTGGTTCATCAGAAGGTTCTGAATGTACAGGAGATACCAATATTTATGGTGGAGAGCATATTAGCTTATATGCAAATAGAATTTCGTCATCATACAAGGCAACAGCACTCGAACTACTTAGAGAACAGACTGATAGCCATAGAACTGTATTAAGACCAGCTTCAAATTCAGGAATATATTTAGGTACAACGAATTATCGTTTCAATACTGCATTTTTTGCAAATTCTATTACAGCATCAGATTTAAAAGAAAAAGAAGTCATTCATGATTTTGATTTTAAGGTTGAGGAATTTATTAAAGGAATGAAACCAATAGCTTATCGAAGAAAAGGTAAGGAAGATACAGGAGAACGTATTCATATAGGTTTTGGAGCACAAACAACAAATCAATTAATAAAACAATTAGGATTAGGAGATTTGTCAATGGTTCAAGCCTCTATCATTAATGCAGATGGAAGTGAATCATCTTATCATGGAGAGAATGTAGATGATAACAAACTATCTTGGGGATTGAATTATACAGAAATGATTCCCTACGCATTTTTAGGTATACAAGATTTATATATGAAGTACAATCAATTAGAACAAGAAAACAAAATGCTTAGAAGTCAATTAGAAGCTTTTATAAGCGAATTGTCAACAAGAGAGGTCTTAATATAGACTTCTCTTTAATTTTTAAGGAGGAAGACATATGGCGGTAATTACAGCACAATCAAACAGACAAATAACAATTAGAAATGAAATTAAAGTAGATGAAAAAATAGTAGTAGGACAAACAGCTACGATAGATACTAACAATCCAAATAATTTAGATATAAATAGCTGGAAGAACGATAAGGAACTTTACAAGGAATTTAGAACTGAAATACGAGAACTTCAAGCACAGTTTGAAGATGAAGTATATAGCGAACAAGATAAATTAATTGCCGAAAAAGGAGTAAATGAGTAATGAAAGTAAAATTGAGAGTATTGGTAGAAAGTAGAAAAGCATTAACAATTCTAGGGAGCGCTAGAAAACTTCCTAGCAATATTATTATTGATGTTATTAAAAACATCAAAGCGGTAAAGGAAGAACTTGAGGTTTATGATCTGGCAAGACAAAACATTATCGAAGAACATGCTGAAAAAAATGAAGATGGCGAATTTATTGTCTTTGATGATGGTTCTCTAAAAACAAAAAAAGGACATGGAAAAATTGCTAATGAAGAGAATAACAAGTTATTAGATACAGTTGTTGATGTTTCTATTAAAAAGATTGTATATGATCTAGAGACAAATCCAGCCAGTCTTACACCATTAGAGATTATGAGTTTAGAATATATGTTCAAATTAAATAAATAGGAGGAAACTGAAATGAAAGAATTTGGAAAAAAGATTGCAAAACTAATTGATGTAAAAAGTATTATGACATTATCTTTAACAGGTGCATTTGTTGCACTTGTATCTGGAGGCAAGATTGATGGAGATAAGTTCATGGCCATCTATACTATGATTGTTGGTTTCTATTTTGGTACACAAGCACAAAAGAAAGAAAAGGAGTAACACTATGTCAGATACTGTATTAGTAGCGATTATAAGTGGTTTATGTGTTGGAGTACCAAGTATTTTCACTACGATCATGTTAAACAATAAAAATCAAGCTGTTATTAATGCAAAAGTGGAAGATAATCAAAAATTTATTGATTATAAAATTCAAGAATTAAGTGATAGAGTTGATAAACATAACAATGTAGTGGAGCGCATGGCACTTCAAGAAAGAGAAACAAAAGCATTGTGGAGAAAAGTTGATGAATTAAAAAAATAAATAGAGGAGGAATAAATCATGTCAATATATGCAAGTACAGTTTTAAATAAAGCAATCTCTTATATAGGAACAAAAGAAGTTCCAGCAGGATCAAATACTGTTATCTTTAATACAGAATATTATGGAAAGAAAGTCAAAGGAGATTCATATCCATGGTGTTGTGTATTTATGTGGTATGTGTTTAATAAATGTGGTGCATCCAAATTATTCTATGGAGGAAAGAAAACAGCGTATTGTCCTACATTAGAAAACTGGTTCAAGAAAGAAAAAAGATATTATTCTTCAGGACAAGTAGGGGATATATGTTTCATGGATTTTGGAAAAGGAAGAGCTTCTCATGTTGGTATAGTTGAGAAAAAGAATGCTGATGGCACATATACAATTATCGAGGGCAACACATCAACATCATCAAATGATAATGGAGGATGTGTTATGAGAAGAACAAGAAAAACAAAAAATATTAGAGGCTTTGGTAGACCAAAATATGATATGAAGTCAAATACATCAGCACCCAAAAAGACAACGACATCTTATTATAAAAAGTATACAGGTAAATCTCAAAAAATTGACGAAGTATTAAAATCAATTGGTGTTCCTAGTAAATATTATGGAACGTGGAAAAAGAGAAAAGAGATAGCTAAAAAGAATAGTATTAAAGACTATACAGGAACTGCTAAGCAAAATACAACTCTTATCTCTTTAGCGAAACAAGGGAAACTTAAGAAGGCATAAAGAAATGAAACAAGTTCTCATAAAATATAGAAGTCCAACTCGCAATCCAAAAGAAGCGTTTATGCCATTATTTCTATATACAGAATTTTTGGATGTCGTAAAAGAAAATAATGATACTATCGTTGTTCGATGGAATAATAGTGAATTTTATACATATGAATTTGATAAAAAATACATTGAACTCTATCGTTAATTTGATAGAGTTTTTTGTTTATATTATAATAAGTAAAAGCAATAAATTTATATGATTTTTTATTGAATTTAAATGGTATATTATATAGATAAACTAACAATAAAGTAACAAATGCAATTAAAAGTGGCATAAAATAAGGGTGTTTGTTATAATATTCAAAGATATTTTTTAATTAACAAAATTGCGAAACCATTGATTTTACTAGGCTTTTTATATTGATTTTTGCTTATTTTTAATGTATAAACTAACAATAAAGTAACAATAAACTAACAAATCCCTATTCATTTAAGAGTAGGGATTTTTTTGATTTCTTCTATTAATCTTTGTGTATCAACATGGGTATATACATCTTTTGTTAAGTCTTTTGCACTATGTCCCATGATTTTCTTTACGAGAAATTCATCTAGTTCATATTCATTAGCTAGAGAGGCGAAAGTATGTCTGCCACTGTGAGGGGTACACTGAAAATTTAATTCTTTTTTTATTTCGTTGTATTTGAGTAAGTAATTAGAATAGTGCATATTTAAAAGTTTTGAATTAGAAATATTTTCAATATATTTAATAATACACTCGTGTATTGGTATGATTCTGTTTATTCCACTCTTTGTTTTGATTCCACCAATCATGTATCTTTCATCAAGATGTATATTTTCTTTTTTTAACTGCAATAACTCACTTGGTCTCATTCCTGTATAGATCATGACTAATATTGACTGCACAATAATGTCATTGTCATTTTTAAATAATTTTTTAATCACTTCTTTTGTGTAAGGAGATTTCTTTTTCTTTTTATCTTCATTAAGAGTTTCTCTGAATTGTACATATTCAGCATAATTTTTTTCTATGTAATCATACTTGCAGGCATATTTAAAGATGTAGTTAAGAACAATTTTCATATTGTTCATTTTGCTTTGACTTGTACCTTTATTCATAAGTTTATCAAAGTAAGGCTGAATATCAGCAAGTTTAATTGTGTCAATTTTTCTATTATGTAATTTTTCAAAATGATTGAATGACACTCTATAATTCATCATTGCTCTGTTCGTTAAATGCGCTAAATCATTATTCAATAGTTTTTTCCATATATCCTCAAAAGTAGGGCAGTTAGACCTAAATGTCTTTTTTGCAAAAGTATCTTCATTTAGGCTAATGTCTGTTACTTTATTCTTTTTAGGTAAAGAACCTTCAACACTTGCTATATATTCTATTAGCGTTCCAGAATCGCACTTAGCATCTTTTTCAAGCATATATATATCCAGTGCCTTATCTGCGTGTTTCCATTCTTTAAAGTATGCTAATGGTTTTTGTATTTGTTTCATTTCAAACTCTGTATATCCTACAGTTACCGAAGCAAGATAGGGGCGTTTACGTTTGCCAGAGAGTTTCGTTATACTTCCTGTTCCTTTTTCCCTTCTTGATTTCTTTTTCTTTACAGGCTCCATATTTCCTTGTAGAGACATTAATTGTTTAAATTGGATAAATAGTTCCAAATCTTCTTTTGCAATTTCCATGTTGTTTTTCCTCCGTTATTTTGTTATAATAGAGGTGCAAAAAAGATTATAACTGTGGGTAGTTATTTTTATTTGCACCTGACACCTATTGCCGTAGGTGTCTTTTTTTGTTTTGGTTTTTAATTAATAATTAATTGCATCCAGATATTATCATCTGTTATTTTTGTATATGAAAAATTGAGTAGTGTATTTCCATTATTTAAGCTGAAAGAGCCTGTTTCTTTTTCGCCAATATCCTCTAATTGATCATCTAAAAAATCGGCAAATGCAATTGTTTTATCATTAGAAGTATCTTTGATATTAAAATATTCAGAATCGTTAATTATTTTATTGTAAAATTCATAATATTGATTAAAAATTCTATCATATCTGAAAAACTTCTTATTTTCTAAACCAAGCATTGATACTTGGTTATCTATTAGTGTTAAAGTTAAATCAATATCACTATTATCTAAAGAAGTATATTTGATGTTACAATTATAATAGTAATTGCCATCATCACTATTTTCTTGGTTTGTAGTCAAAAGTGTAAATTTCCCAATGTTATAGGTATTTAATCGTTCCACCACTTCCTCTGCTTGTATTTTAGCATCATCATATGTGAATTCATTAGAACATCCACTAATGCTAAAACACATTCCCAAACATAATAAACATAATAATAATTTTTTCATTTTTTTAATTCCTCCCAAATTTAATTTATATAAACGCTTAATAGTGTGTTTACCTAATTCAATTTCCCCACAACCTTTCCAATACAATCTATCTTCATAAATTCATTGAAAAGAAGATCATCATACTCTTTGTTATGCGAAATTAGACGATCTTTTCCTAATTCTTTTAATAGAGCAACTCCGTTTATCATAAAAGCACCAATTTGACCTATTCTTACTTCTTGTTTTTTTATCATAACTTTGTCTCCATCATAATATGTAGGTTCCATTGAGTCTCCACTTACTCCAATAACAAAGTCTATGTCTTTATATTCAGCAGGAACTTCAATTAGTTCTGATGGTATATCATCAAAAACAAATTGTCCTGTTCCAGCAGACAAACAGGCTTGAAAACTTGGTTTCATTACAGTTTCGTATACTTCTTCTTGGTCTCTTGTGCATCTATCATGTTCTATATTTAAAACTGAATCAACTACTCGAACACCATAAGAATCTAGTTCACGGTATTTTTTTATTATATTCCATTCATAAGATGAAACAATCAATTCTAAAGAATCGTTCATTTCGTCTTGCCATAAAAAATTGGCATCTATATTTAAAATTTCCATTAAATTTTTAATAGTTAGCATATTCGGTTCTCTATTACCTTTTTCATATCCAGCAATAGTAGATTTTGCCATTCCTAATTCATTAGCTAATTGTTCTTGAGTTAATCCTGCATTAATGCGTGCTTCTTTCAATCTTTCACTAAATGCCATATAAACACCTCTTTTCGTTTAAATATTAACATTAATATATTTGTTTTTCAATAAAAAGTTTTCGTTTTGTGAACAAATTTTAATTTATATGTTGACAAATACGCATAATGAGAGTATTGTTTACTTGTAAGTTCGCAATACGAGAACTTAAAAGGAGGTGAATGTATGCAAATTGAGGAATATAACGCAGGATTATCTTCTAAAATTTCTAAAATTATTGAAAATAAAGGGTTAAAGCAATGTAGCGTAGCTCGCAAAGCTGGACTTAAAGAAAATGAATTTTATGCGATGTTAGGTAATAGAAAAATTATTAAGCCTTGCGATATAACCGCTATTGCTAAAACTTTGGATGTCAGTGTTGATGAATTATTCAAAAGTGATTAGAAGGAGTTGGAAGAATGATATTAAAAGATGAAGTTATAAAGTACATCAAGGATTATGGTGGTAATTTGGCCATTCTTACAAGTAGTGAAATAAGAACAATTCAATTATATAACCAACAAGGCAAATTAGAGCATATAGAGTTTAATAAAAAAGGACATCTAATTATCGAACAGAGATATCCTTATTTACCATTATATATATCTTTACTAGCTTTGGTTGTATCGTTGATTTCTTATGTATTTATATTTGTAAGTATGTAAAATACGTACTTATGATTGATCGTGAATTATTAGAAAGGATTAAAAATGACATTAAAAGATTTTAGAAAATTAAAAAAACTTAATCGAAAAGAAATGTCGCAAAGAATAGGGGTGTCTGCATCGTTTTATCACAAGGTAGAAGAAGGATATAGAAATCCTAGTTACAATTTCATGATTAAGTTAAAAAAAGAATTTCCAGAAGTGAATATTGATGAAATATTTTTTGAAAGAAAAATCCTATCAGTGTTGGAGCGCTAACAGGATTGATGGCAGATACGAAATCTTGTTAATTCTATGTCAACTAACAAGATTAAGGCTATGTTTGTTTACTTTCGCTGTTTTGCACCAAATATGGATAGCAGACATAGTACTACTTCTATGGAACAGTACATCACTTAAGCAGTTCATAGCTCTGCGATTTTAATAGCCCTTTAGCTGATGTAATGAAAAGATTTTAAAGGTGCGTTTCTTGGCAGGTTCTCTCCTGTTGCGTTTATTTATAGTAATTTCTCTATTACTACTTTTCATTAAAAGAACAGGGCAAAATCAAAAGTTTTGTCAAAAGACCAACTCCATTCTGCCTACTTGGGCAATAAATACTTTATCACAATATGGAAATTTTTGGTAGTAATTATTTAAAAGTAAAAAAGAACAAAGGAGGAGTAAATGAATATACAAGTTATTGAATACAAAGAAGTAAGAGTATTAACTACCCAACAATTAGCAGAAGTTTATGAAACATCAATTGATAACATTAAAATGAATTTCAAAAGAAACAAAGAAAGATTTATCGAAGGTAGAGATTACTGTTTTTTAAAAGGAAATGATTTAAGAGAATTTTTGCAAGTAACTAATAGTTACCTACAAATCTCTAATAAGACAAGAAGTTTGTATCTTTGGACAGAACGAGGAGCTAATCGTCATTCTAAAATATTAGATACAGATAAGGCTTGGCAACAGTTCGATGTATTAGAAGAAACATATTTTAAAGTGAAGAGCAATCAACTTCAACTGGATAGCTATATGATTGTTGATCCAATAGAAAGAGCAAAAAGATGGATTGAAGAACAGAAAGAAAAAGAACATCTTCGATTATCTAACAAGATGAAAGATCAACAAATCGCAGAGTTAAAACCTAAAGCTGATTATTGCGATATCATTCTTCAAAACAAAGGGTTATCAACAATAAATGCAATAGCTAAAGATTATGGAATGAGTGCACATTCAATGAATAAGAAACTTCATGAATTAGGAGTTCAGTACAAACAAGGCAATCAATGGTTCTTATATTACAGATACCAAGACAAGGGATACACACAATCGCAAACAATAGATATTACTCGTTCAGATGGTACACCTGATATAACAATGCACACAAAATGGACGCAAAAAGGAAGATTATTCTTATGTGAACTATTAAAGAATAATGATATTTTGCCAACTATTGAGAGGCAAAGGAATAGATAAATTATTCAAAACCAGTTAGGAGGAAAACAAATGCTGTTAAGTGACATCTTAAAAAACGAAATGAAAACAAGAGGTCTTGAAATTAATGATATTGCAGAAGCAACAGGACTGACATATCAAAAAATCTATTCATATGTTAATGGTTCGGTACCCAAAAACAAAGATTTAAAAATTGTGTGCGAAGCAGTAGGAGTAAATGTAGATGATGTAACATTCGATGAGCTAAATATCTCTGTTACAGAGTGTGCGAGAACAATGGGTAAAGCAAATGGATTTGTTAAGGCTATGGTTAAAAATGGTGTATTTGGATTTTATGATGGAAATACCTATCACATTCCAAGAAAGAAGTTCGAGAAGTACATGGGAATTATTGATGATCCTAGTTTCAATGAATTTGTAGGATTGCTAGGTTATGCAATTAAAGACATAGTAGTGCAAGAAATGGAAAAAGCCACTGCTGGCACAGTGACTAATTAAATCTCAAATAACTACCACGTTATTCCTAATTATTATAAAACATTTTAGAAAGGAGTGCAAATAAATATGAAAAATAACTACCTCATTACAGACAAAGGAATAATGACTGTTACATTCTCGGCAAGTTTGATGTCATTGTTCCTTGTTGAACATATACATAAAGCACAATATCAATCTAGGCTTTCATATAATCCTATGTACAACGGTTCTTATGGCGGAGAAGCCTTGATACCTCTTTTAATTATTATGCTTGGATTGCTTTATATAAGCCTTAGAAATGGTAGGAAAAGTTATGAAAAGTATTAATGGCTGGAAACACAATATCATAATGTCAATCATGATACATCAAATTATCATAATGTTATCTATAAAGAGGTGTTATTAAATGAACCTGTACAAACCAACCGAATATTATTCAGTAAATATTTATAAAACGCATGATGAATGGTTACAAGGCAGACACTCAATAGGCGGAAGTGATGCTAGTACTTTTATAGGTATGAATCCATATAAAACAGCTAATCAGCTTTGGAAAGAGAAAAAAGGATTGGTTAAAGCTGAGGAAATATCAAATGCAGTTATTGAGCATGGTAATGCTTTAGAACCTGTTCTTAGAATGTGGTTTCAACGTTCAAATAAGGAATATGAGGTTCAATACAAAGAAAATGCTATTCTACAATCAAAAATAAACGATTTCATGTTGTATAGTCCTGATGGACTTTTATTTCACAATGAATTAGGAAAAGGAATATTAGAAATCAAAACAACCCTTATTAAAAACAGAAATATGTTAGAACAGTGGAATAATCAAATCCCACAACATTATTATGTACAAATCTTGCACGGATTGTTAGTAACGAATTTTGATTATGTTATTGTCATTGCTGAATTAAGATTTGCATGGAATCCTGAAAAAGTTGAAATCAGAAAATATGTTATCAAAAGAGAAGAAGTTGAACAGGATTTAAAACGGTTGCAAAACAAAGAAATTCATAATTGGAATGAACACTATGTAAAGGGTATAGAACCTATAACAACAATATTTTTATAGGGAGGAGGAATTTATGGACGAAGAAGAAATATTGGAGCGTATATCAAGTTGTAATGATTTATTAGTGTGTGCTAAAGAAGAAATACAAGGTATCTATGGAATGAAAGAAATCACTGATTACATAGATATTGCATTAGAAGAATTAAAAAGAAAGGAAGATATGTATAAACAATGAATTTACCAATGAATATCAATTTAAGTTGGTTAGATACACAACCAACAACAGTTGAAGAATATAAAAAAATTGTACAAGAAAGACTTAAAAGATATGACTATGTCATTACAGAGGAGAATAGGAAAGAAGCAGAAGAAGATAAGAAAAAACTTAATGAAGCATACAGTAAACTTCATAATGACAGAATGGAAGCTTACAAAGAGTTTGATGCAGTCAAAAAAGAAATGATTGCAACAGAAAATCTTATCAAGAAAAAGATTGATGATATAAATTCTCAATTTAAAGAATTAGATCAACATTTTATCGAAGAAAAACAATTAGAAATAACTGAATATTTTTCTTCGTTAAACTTTTCTTTAGTTCCTTTATCAAGGTTATTTGATAAGAAATGGCTTAACAAAACCTGCAAAAACTGGAAGAAACAATTAGATGAAAAAATTGATTGTATCAATAGGGAACTAGATATCATTGGTTCTTTTGGTTTAGCAGAACAAGAGATAACCGAAATTAAAGGTTATTACTTAGACTGCTTAGATTTAACAACTGCCAGAAACATGTTTGATGAGCAAAAGAAGCATAGAGAAGCAATAAAGAAACAGCAGGGTGAAGTTTCAAAGCAAAAGAAACAGAAACCTTTACAAGCTCCATATGACTTCGTAGAGCCACAAACTAAAAAAGAGGAACAAATTATCAAAGAACCTAAGAAGCAACGTATAAAGGTTGAATTCGTGGCTGAAAGACCATTCTATGATGAAATGAACATATTAATTAAAAAATATAGACCACAAGTAAAAATATTAGAAAGAGAGGATATTGAGTAATGTCAGAAATTAGTGAAATCGTTACATCTGTTATAGAGATGGATAAAAAAATAGAAAGTTTAAAAAGAGAAAATCAATTATTGAAAGACCAAAATAGTTTAAAACAATCTGCATGTAGTTGTGTATGTGATTCTTCTGAAAAAGAGGAAAGACCGCATATTGATGATATTATCTTTGAAATGGGACTTGAATTGCTTTATCAAAAATTATTTTATACATCATGGCTTCGAGTAAAAGCAACAAGAGATGACAATGGAGAAATTGTATACACTTCTTTTGATGAGTTTATAACAAAAGATTTTAAAAATGATGCAATTCCTGAAAGAGTATCGAAATTTGAGTGTTTAGAAAGATTAAAACCCTTGTTATTGAAAAAATATGAAAAAGAGTGTGTGAAAGCATATGATGAGTTACTAGAAAGTGAAAGAAAAGAAGAAGAAGAAAGTGAGGAAGATAAATAATGGTGAGTAATAGTTTAGTTCAATCTATGGGAGAGAGTGCTGTCGCACAATCTGCTGATGAAGTTTCACAAGTCATGGCTAGTAAAGAACTGGCAAGAGTACAAGGGCAGGTATTTATGGCAAAACAATTTCCAAGAGATATGTCAAATGTAATGAATAGAATTTGTTCATCATGCGAAAGACCATCTTTAGCACAAATTAGTGAATATGAATATCCTCGAGGGGGACAAAAAATCGTCGGTGCAAGTATTCGTTTATTGGAAGTTGTGGCACAGTGTTATGGAAATCTTTCTTATTCATGGAAAGAACTTACAAGAGATATGACAAATCATAAATCTACTGTTCTAGCTTATGCGTGGGATTTAGAAACTAATTTATATAGTGAACTTGAATTTGATGTGTATCATTATCGCACAACCAAAAAAGAAAAAATTCTATTAACTAATGATAGAGATATTTATGAATTAGTTTCAAATCAAGCTACAAGACGTGTACGTAGATGCTTGGAAAATATTATTCCTAGGGATATTGTTGA